GGCCGGTACGGCCGATCCTCGGTTTGACTTTTCTGTCTCTTTTGTAGAAAGGTGTGACTTGTGGAAGACATAGACATCCGCGAAATCGTCAAGGTGACGGTTCGCCAGACACTCAACGACAACGAGATCCGCGAGATTGTCAGGGTGACGGTGAGGGAGACGCTCAACGAGCTCTTCATGGGCCTCGGGGTCGACGTCAAGAACCCGACCGAGGTCCAGCAGGACTTCGCCTTCATCCGGACCTGGCGGGAGAGTTCGGAGTCGGTCAAACGGCAGGGGTTGTTCGCCGCGGTCGGCATTGTCGTCCTCGGCGTCATGGGTCTGATCTGGAGCAAGGTGGCTGGATGATTACCGACGACGAGATCCTCGACGCATACTCGCGGTTCGGCAGCAAGCGTGCTGCCGCGGCGGCGCTCGGCATGAAGCGCAGCACGTTCCGCGACCGGCTGACGAGGCTCTCGCCGGAGACGCGCGGCGCGCCGAACGCGCCGGTTGAGGCGCGCGAAGCGGATCCGCTGGTGCTGCGCCGGCTGCGCGACGAAAACGCGCGCCTGAAGCACGACATCACGAGCGCGCAGCGCCAGGCGGCCTTTGAGGAGGACGTCCTCTCGATCATAGGGGAGATGGCTGCGACGCCGGCAGCACCCCCGAAGTGGCTGGTCGAGCCGGAGGATCGGCAGGGCGGCAAGACACCCGAGGTGCCAGTCATCGTATTCTCGGACTGGCACGTCGGCGAGACCGTGAGCAGGAGCGAGACCAATGGCGTCAACGAGTACGACTCCGAGATCGCTGGCGATCGCGTCCGCAGGCTTGTCGCGGCCATCATCGACCTCGCCCGCAACCACGGCCCCGGAGTGTACCCCGGTGCGGTCGTCAACCTTCTCGGGGATTTCGTCTCTGGGGGACTTCACCCCGAGCTCCAGAAAACGGATGCGGAAGAGGTTATCCCGAGCGCACTACGATGCGTCGATCTCCTCGAGTGGGCGCTGACGACCCTCGCTGACGAGTTCGGCCAATTGTACGTCCCGTGTGTCGCCGGCAACCACGGCCGGGCGACCCACAAGCCCGAGTTCAAGCGGTACGTCTTCAAGAATTTCGACTGGTTGATCTATCAGTTCCTGATGCGGCGCTTCAAGGGCGACGATCGCATCGTCTTCGACATGCCTGATGCCAATGAGGTGCTCTACCGGGTCCACGGCCACCGCTACCTGGCCATGCACGGCGACATGCTCGGTGTGAAGGGCGGGGACGGGATCATCGGGGCTTTAGGCCCGATCGCCAGAGGCGAGACCAAGGTCGGCAAGCAGGCCGCGGCGATGCGCCGGGACTATGACACGCTGGTGATCGGCCACTGGCACCAGGAGATCATGCTGCCGCGCATCATCGTCTCGAATACTCTCAAGGGGTGGGATGAGTTTGCGCGCCTGGCGCTCCGCGCGCCGCCGTCGACGCCGTCGCAGCCGCTCTGGTTCGTTCACCCGACGCGCGGTCGGACGTCTTACTGGAACGTCACGGTCGACGACCCGATCCACACCGTCTCGAACGAGTGGGTGTCGGTCTTCAGGGAGGCCGCTTGACCCAGGACCTCCAGCGGCAGCTCCTCAAGGCGGCGCAGCGGCTCCAGAAGGTCCAGGAGGCCGAGACGTCGCTGCTCGCCTACACGCAGCTCTGCCACCCGCACCCGGACGACCCCGACGACGCGACGAAGTCGCTCTACGAGTCGACGCCGCAGGCGCGGATGCTCTGCGAGATGATCGAGAAGCTCGACAAGCGCAAGCTGATGCACCCGAACGGCCGGCCGTGCCTCCGGGTGGCAGTGTCGATCGGCCCGCAGATGGGCAAATCGCAGATTATTTCCCGCAACGGCCCCGCGTGGCTGGCCGGCCGGAACCCGCGGGCCAACATGATCCTCGGCTCCTACAATCAGGACATGGCCAACGGGTTCGGCGACGATACCCGAGCCTTCGTCACGTCGTCAGCCCACAAGCAGGTTTTTCCGCGCTTCGAGCTGCGGAAGGGCGGCGCCGCGAAGGACCTGCTCGTTACCGAGGACGGGGGCAAGATGGCCTTCGTCGGCGTTGGCGGCTCCGGCACGGGCAAGCCGGCCGAGGCGTTCATCGTCGACGACCCGATCAAGAACGACGAGGAGGCCAATTCCCCGGTCTACCGCGACCGGGTCTGGAACTGGTTCACCAAGGTTGTCAACACCCGTATTCACAAGCGGTCGTGGATCCTGATCACGCATACTCGCTGGGCCGAGGACGACCTGATCGGCCGGCTGTGCGACCCGGACCACCCCGACCGCAACGACCGCTTCGCCGGCATCTCGGATGAGTGGATCTACATCAACCTGCCGGCCATCGTTCACGAGCCTGAGCTGGCCAAGGTGCTCGGCCTCGAGCTGAAGCCGCCGGCGGAACTCGTCACGGATGTCGAGGACCTCGATCTCGTCGTCAAGCAGTTCGGCGATAAGCCGGTGTCGACGCTGTGGGACGAGCGGTTCGACCTGCCGTTCCTCGCCAAGCAGAAGCGCCTCGACAAGCGCGGCTTCACCGCCCTCCGCATGGGCAAGCCGACGCCGGACGACGGCGACTACTTCACCAACGACATGCTGGTCGAGTACCACAAGGAGAGCGATCTCCCGAAGAATCTCCGCATCTACGGCGCCTCGGACCACGCTGTCAGCGAGAAGCAGAAACGCGACAGCACGATCATCGGCTGCGTCGGCGTTGACACCGAACACGACATCTGGGTCCTGCCCGATCTCGTGTGGGCCAAGATGGAGACGACCGAGACCGTCGAGACGCTGCTCGCCTTCTTCAAGCGCCGCCGGCCGCTGCTGTGGTGGCTGGAAAGCGAGCTGATCTCGAAGGCGTTCGGTCCGTTCTTGTACAAGGAGATGGCGCGTCAGCGCATCTACACCGCGATCGACCCGGTGACGCCGAGCAAGGAGAAGAAGGTCCGCGCTCGCGCCATTCAGGGCTTCATGGGGATGCGCCCCCGCGGCAAGGTCCACTTCCCCGCGTTCGCTCACTGGTGGCCGGACGCGAAGGCGCAGCTCCTGAAATTCCCCTACGCCACCCACGACGACTTTGTCGACTGGCTCGCTCACATCGGCGCCGGCCTCCTCAAGGAGTTCCCCGCGCAGAAGGAGAAGCCGTCTGACGAGAATGTCGTCCGGGTCGGCTCCCTCCAATGGATCCTCGCGGAATCGCGGCGCAACGCGATGACCACGAAGCTCAAGACCGCGAACGCAGGCTGGTGACATGATTGAAGAATCCGACGTGACGAGCGGGGGCGATGGCGCCTCGACCTATGAGCCCCAGGAGTCGCCCTCGACGCGCACGAAGCCCGAGGTCGACGATGCCACGAAGGCGCACGTCAAGAAGTGGGTCGAGCGGGTCAAGAAGGCCAAGGAACATTGGGGTCCGACGTTCAAGCGGATGACCAAGAACATGAAGCTCGTCGAGGAAGGGTCTGACGAGGAGGCGTGGATCAAGGCCGACGCCTACGTCGTCCCGGTCATCAACCGTCACATCAGTGCCGCGGTCGCGACCCTCTACGCCAAGAACCCGAAGGTCGTCGCCAAGCGCAAGAAGAAGCTGCTCTACACGGTGTGGGATGGCACCCAGGAAAGCCTGGCGATGGCCATCCAGAACTCGCAGCCGCGGCCTCAGATCGACCCGATGACGGGCCAGCCGGTGATCGGCATTGATGGGCTGCCGATGCTCGAGATGGACCCGATGACGGGGCAGCCGATGGTCGACCCGAACGCCGTCGCGCTCGTCAACGAGGTGGCCGAAGCGCGCCAGCAGATGTTGATGTACGACCGGCTCGGCAAGACGCTCGGCGTCCTCTTCGACTACTACCTCAACGAACAGGATTCCGGATACAAGGAGGAGATCAAGGGGTGGGTCAAGCGGGCGAAGGTCTGCCACGTCTCCTACGTCGTCCTCGACTACCAGCGCCGGCTCGGCAAGAACCCCGACAAGACGGCGGCGATCGCCGACAGCACGTCGCAGCTCCAGGCCCTCGAAGCCATGCTGGCCAAGGCCAAGGAAGAGGACATCGATGAGGACTCGGAGGAGGCCGCTGAGCTCAAGTCGCTGATCGGGACGCTCCAGCAAGAGGAGACGATCATTCTCCGCGAGGGGCCGGTCCTGTCGTTCCCGTGTTCGACCGAGATCATCCCCGACACGGGGATGCGGAACCTCAAGACGTTCTCCGGCTGCCGGTGGATCGCTCAGGAGTTCGACCTCGACGCCGACGCGGTGCTCGAGACGTTCAAGGTGGACCTCAAGGGGCAGGCGTACACCCACTACGGCGAAGGCGGCAGCCAGGTCGAAAAGGGGGAGGGCGCCCGGCTGTGGCGGGTGTGGGACAAGAAGCTGAAGCAGGTCTTCGTGATCTGCGACGGTTATTGCGACTTCATCGACCCGCCAGCGGCGCCGACGACCGTTCTCGAACGGTTTTGGCCGGTGTTCCCGCTCGTATTCAACCAGTCGAGCGACCCGAAGAACCCCTTCGGCAACAGCGACGCCTGGAACGCGCGCCACATGCAGCGCGAGTACAACCAATCCCGTGAGGCGCGGCGCGATCACCGTATCGCCGCGCGCCCGCGCTACGTCACCGGCAAGGACATGCTGGAGGAGAAGGACAAGGGCGCGCTGGCGAGCGCCGAGGCGCACACCGTCGTCGAGATGATGCTCACGCCGGGCACGAAGATCAGCGACATCATCCAGCGCATCCCGACGGCGCCGATCGACGAGAGCCTCTATGAGACGGCGTCGATCTTCAGCGACATCCAGCGGGTGGTCGGCTCGCAGGAGGCCAATCTCGGCGGCACGAGCGGCGCGACGGCGACTGAAAGCTCGATCGCGGAGAACAGTCGTCTGACGTCGTCCGGCGACAACACGGACGACCTGGATACGGTGCTGACCGCACTGGCGCGGGCGATGGGGCAGTTGATGCTGCTCAACCTCGACAAGGCGACCGTCGTCGAGATCGCCGGCCCCGGCGCCGTGTGGCCGGACATGCCGCCGACGCGGGAGGAGATCGCCAAGGATCTCTTCCTCGAGATTCAGGCCGGGTCGAGCGGTCGTCCGAACGCCGCGGTCGACGTCGCCAACCTCGAGCGGGCGATGCCACACCTGGTGCTCATCCCTGGCGTCAACCCTGAGCCAATCGTCAAGAAGTACGCCGACGCGCTCGAGATCGACATGGAGGAGCTTTACGTCGAGGGGGCTCCGTCGATCACGGCATCGAACGCGATGACCGGCGCGGCGATGCCGATGGGCGGCTCCGACCCGAACGCGCAGGGCGGGGAGGGCGGCAACAACGCCGCTCGCCCGCCGGGTAACGAGCCGCAGGGTCAACCGGCGTTCCCGGTGCCGTCGGCCGAGCAGCCGAACATGCAGATGGTGGCCTAGAAACGGCGGAATCCCGCCAACTTGACATTGCGTCCCTTTTGGCGCAAATGTTGCATATAGAGCGCAAGCTCCAACAACAAGAAACAGGCACCTGGTTCGCCAGTTAGCCTGTCGCGGGTGAGACCACATGACGGAACCGGACTCGTCACCGGACACGGAAATCGTCGAAGGCGCCGAGATCGACACGGCAACCCTGGACGTTGCACCCGCGGAGTCGTCCGCCGCGGACTCGGGTGGAGAGAGCCTCGTCGCCAAGATTCAGGCGGCGCTGGCTCCGAAGGAGAGCCCCGACTCCGATGAACCGGATCAGTCGTCCGACGACGAGGATGAGACCCCAGAGGAAACAGGGGCATCCGAGGAGGAAGACGACGAGGCGATCTCCGAAGAGGAGCTTGTCCGGCTTTCCAAGAAGACCCGCCGTCGCGTCAAGAATCTACTCGGCGTCATCGACTCGAAGAACAGCGAGATCGCTGTCTTCCAGCCGAAGGCCGAGATGCTCGACAAGATGGTGTCGCAAGTCCGCGATGCCGGCCTCGAAGCCGGCGAAGTGGACTGGCTTCTGACGAAACTCGGCAGGAACCTCAAACGAGATCCGGAGGCGGCGTACCAGCAGCTCACGCCGATCTACCAGCGCCTGCGGGCGATGTTCGGGGACACGCTCTCCCCCGACCTCGAACAGCAGGTGAAGACTGGTCGGATCACGCGCGACGCGGCACAGGCCCTCGTCCGCAGCCAGACCCAGGCATCGCTCGCTTCGCAGGAAGCGCAGCGGGTTCGCCAGGATACGGCAGCGGCAGACGAGGCCCGTAACACGGACGCTTACGTCGACCGGATTCGCAGCACTGCTACCGAGTGGGAGCAGACGCAGGCCGCCAAAGATCCAGATTGGAAGCTGAAGGGTCCAATGGTGATGGAGCAGATCGAGCTGGAGCTCGGTCGACTCAACCGCGACGGGGGGAAGCTCACCGTCGAGAAGGTCGCGGAGATCGCGAACAAGGCGAAGAAGTCGGTCGATGGCCGCTTCAAGCAGTTCGCGCCGAAGCTGACCGAGGTCAAGCCCGTCACCGGAGTCTCTTCTTCCGCAGCCCAAGCCAGGCCGGGGTCCGCACTAGAGGCGGCAAAGATGGCGTTGGCGGGGCTGCGGGCCTGACATCCGAGGTTACTTAAATGCCTGCATTCACCGTGGATCAGGTCGAGACGATCGCGAACTCGACCCTCGATCACTACATGGAGCGCCGCAAGGTGACTCCGCAGTCTCTTCAGAACAAGCCGCTCCTGAAGATTCTCCGTGCCAAGGAGAAGACCTTCGCCGGCGGCAAGGGCGCCATCACCGGCGCCGTCAAGGGCGATTACAGCACCGGCGTCCAGGGCTTCCAGAACGACGACACCGTCGGCTACGGAAACCCGGCAAACACCAAGCGCTGGAACTACCCGTGGAAGCTGCTGCACGCCGGCATCCAGTTCTCGATGCACGAGTGCATGGTCGATGGGCTCTCCATCACCGACAGCGTCACCGGCAAGAACACGACCGAGCATTCGGATCGCGAGATCCAGGCGCTCGTCAACATCATCGAGGAGAAGCTCGATGACATGGAAGAGGGTTGCGACCGCGCCCTCAACCTGATGTACTGGCGGGACGGCACTCAGGACGCCACGCTCATCCCCGGCATCACCTCGCTCGTCGTCGACACTCCGTCGGCAGCGGTGGCGATCGGCGGCATCGACCCGGTGCAGAACACCTGGTGGCGCAACCGTGCCAACGTGGCGATCGCCGGCACCGGCACCCCGGCCAACCAGTCGGTCATCCTGACGCTCCAGAAGGAGTACCGTCAGCTCCGCAAGTTCGGCGGCAACCCGACGACCTGGCTCGCCGGCTCCGACATGATCGACATGATCGAGCAGGAGCTTCGATCCAAGGGCAACTACACGCTCGAGGGCTGGAACTCGAAGGGCAAGACCGATGGCAGCATGGCTGACATCGCCTTCAAGGATCACATGATCCAGTACGACCCGACCCTCGATGATTTGGGCTATTCCAAGCGCCTCTACGTCCTCGACTGCGACGACATCTTCCCGATGGTGGTCGAGAACGAGAACTGGAAGCGCCACAATCCGGCCCGGCCGCACAACAAGTACGTCTTCTACCGCGCCAAGACCTACGCCGGTGGCCTGATCGCGCGCAAGCGCAACGGCTGCGCCGTCTACGGTTTCGTGTAAGGAGCCCGAGAGACCATGACCCACCAAATCGTATACGTCACTCCCTCTGCCGCGGTCGCTACGGCTGGCACCTTCACGGCATCCTACCCGACCGACACGTCTGCCGGCGACTTCGCCCGGTACGGTCACAAGGTGTCGTCGACGGGACTCCAGGTGATGCTCAAACAGGATGACGGTGCCATTTCGGTGTCCTTCGGGGCGTCGGACATCACCGTCACCTACAACGGCACGACCTCGCTCCCGGCGGGCAAGCTGCTCACTTGCGAGTTCAACATCGCCGGGACCAAGGACGCGCCGGTCGATCTGATCACGCCGAAGCGCGTCGTTCAGATGCCGATCGTCCGAATGGACCTCGGCGCCCCGGACACCGCGGATGTCAATGGTATCCTGGAGTCGCAGGACCTCACGGCAGCCGGCGTCTACTCGACGCTCGCCTTCAACGGCGTCTACGGCGACCCCTTCGCCAACACCAAGGCCGTTCTCGACGTGCCGAGGAACGTTGTCGGCGCATGGACCACGACCGCCGTCCTTACCGTCACCGGCAAGGATGAATATGGCGACGTGATCGTCGAGAAGTCTGCTTCCGGGACTACGTTCCTCGGCAAGAAGGCGTTCAAGGAGATCACCTCGATCGCCACGAGCGCCAACATCACCAGCGCCACGTTCGGCACCGGCGATGTTCTCGGTCTTCCGATCTTCGTCGACAAGGTCGGGGACATCATGGTCGAGATGCAGGACGGCGTGAAGATCGCCGGCTTCTCTGGCACGGCGGTTACTGTTCCGTTCGTGTTCGACCAGACGGACCTGCTCGCCCCCACCGCGCAGCACCTGGTGGCTCCGGTTGCCGGCTACATCACCGGCATCCGAGGCATCGTTCAGGCGGCGGTCACGACCGGCGCCCCCATCACCGTCGAGGCGAATACCGTTGCAGTGGTCGGACTATCGGTCACTGTCGGGGACTCCGCAACGGCGGGGACTGTCCACACCGACGATGTGCTCAAGATCGCCACCGGCCTCGTTGCGGCGGGTGACGACATCACGGTGACTCCGGGCGCGGCGTTCGCGACCGCCGGACGTTACCAGGGCTACATCATCATCGAGCCGACCGCCACTGTCGACGGCACCTTCGTTGCCGGTGTGCAGACCACGCCGACGGCGACGACCGGCGACGTGAGGGGCACCTACGACCCGGCCGAAGCCTGCAACAACTCGATCAGCTTCTCGCTCATCGTGCAGGTCGCGGACCCGGCCTACCTCGGCGTCGACAACTACGACGGCTAACAAATCAGAGGGGCGGGATAGTCCCGCCCCTCTTCCACCTCCGGAGGTACGATGCAGTTCTACCAAGCCAAGGTCCGGCTCGCCGGCAGCCTCACGAATGAGGTCTTCAAGGCCGATCTCTCGGCGCCCGAGATCATGCTCCTCCGCGCCTTCCACGGCCAGGACTCCGTGGTTGACATCTTCAAGACCCGCGTCTCGATCGCACCGAGCGACGAAGAGCGCGAGCGCCTAATGTCCCTCTACATGGGCTCGGCGAACAACGACCCCGATCAGGTCAAGTCCAAGAACCAGATGTGGATGCAGCTATTCGGCCACTTCACGGCCGAGCTGCCCCAGAAGATCGCCGGCGAGTGGCCCTCGCTCACCCCGGCCGAGCCCGACTTCGTCGCGCGCCCACTGCCGAAGAAGCGTGGCCCCAACGCCAACGTTGGTGTCGACACCCCCGCCGAGACGGCGGAAAGCGCGCTGGAGTAGCCCGTGCTCCGGCGACAGTTCGGCCAGCTTCAATCGGACCTTCGCGCGGAGCTGGGGCGTAACAACGACCCCGGCGTCCGTGCGTCCGACCTGCCGCAGGTGCAGCAGGTGCTGCGCCGCGTCTACGAGACCGTCTACGAGCAGTATGACTGGCCGCACCTCAACGAGATCCACGCCCGGATCACGGTGCAGGCCGGCGAGCGGTTCTACGACTTCAACGATACCCTCGACTACGACAAGATCACCGACGCCGTCGTCTGGTACAACGGCCTGCCTGAGCGCATCATCCGCGGGGTAGGCTTCGACCAGTACTCCCAATACGACTCCGAGGCGGACGACCGCTCCGATCCCGTCGAGCGGTGGGAGATCCGCTACGTCGCCGGCGTCGCGCAGATGGAGGTGTGGCCGATTCCGGTCACGAATACCGCCGCCGTCCAGTTCGAGGGCAAGCGCAAGTTCGCCCCTCTCGTCGACTCCGAGGACTTGTGTCTCGTGGATGACGCTCTGGTGATCCTCAACGCCGCGGCGGAGATCGCCAAGGACGACCGCGACATCAAGCTGAAGCTGCGCGCCGCCGAGGCCCGTCTCGGTATCGTCAAGGGCCGAGGCAAGGCAACGACCGAGCCCTTCCGTCTCGGCCTCGGCGGCACCGCCCCGCGCCAGACCGGCATCACCGTCCGCATCTCGGGGGCCTGATGGCCAAGGGGTCGATCACGGTCGACAACTTCCGCCTCGGGATGGACCGGCGCCGCAAGCGCGTGGCCGGTCAGCCCGGCGCGCTCTGGACGCTCGAAAACGGCCACGTCACCCGCGGTGGCGACATCGAACGCTGCAAGGCGTTCGTCCCGACGTACACGCTCCCCGAGGGCACCCGCTCCCTCGCGGCCACCCGCGGCCAGCTCTATGTCTTCGGCAGCTCCGACATCGCCAACGAGGTCCCCCTCGGCGTCCAGTACCAGCGCCTCGTTGCGCCGAGTTCCCCCTCCCTAGTCAGCGTGCTCGACGCCAACGCCTTCAGCGGCAAGAACTACATTGTCGCGGAATACTCGAACGGCAACGTCTATCACTACTACGACGGAACCCGCGTCAGCAATTGGGACGCCTTCGTCACTGCGACGCCCGATGCGATCGCCGAGCGCCTGGCCGATAAGATCAACGCCAGCGACATTGCCATCGCAGCGGTGTTCGGCGCGGTTATCACCGTCACGGCGCGCGTCGCAGGCACCGGCTTCACGATCAGCGTCGGCGCGGTTGACGGCGGCGCAGACGCGACGCAGAGCATCGCCGTCACGCAGCTCCAGGCCAACCTCAGCGGTGTGGCCGAGGTGGACGCCACGGCCACAGTCACCATCACCGGCGGCACGGCCGGCGCGCTCAACAAGATCACGTCGATCACGGTCGACGGCACCGAAATGATGTCCGACGAAGCGCTTTGGTCGGCGACCAACGACGCGACCGCGATCGTCGTCGCCGGCCGCATCACCAACCTCTCCGACGACCACGGCTACACCGCGTCGGTCGTCGGCGCAGTCATCACGATCACCGCGCCGGCGGGCGCCGGCGACAGCGTCAACGGCTTCGTCGTCGTGGTCGCCAACGAGGGCGACGTCACCGTCACCTCGTCGGGGGCGATGGCAGGCGGCGTCACCGAGGTTGACTCGGTGGCGCAGGTCGAGCGCGTCACGGTCTCCGGCGTCACCGAGATCGGGGACACATTCACGATCACCCTCGACAGCGAGGAGTTCAGGGTAACGGGTTTGGCGAGCGGGATGGGCACCAGTTTGTTCGTCCACAAGCAGCGCGTCTGGAGCCCGGTCGGCTCCGTGTGGCGGTACTGCTCTCTCGGCGATCCGACGCTCTGGAACCCTGCCACCGGGCCGCCGGAAGACGGCGGCGCCATCAACATCTCCGAGGACACCCGCGGCAACGCCCGCATCACCGGCGCGTCGGTGTACCAGGGCCAGGCGGCGGTATTCTCCGAGGACCTGATCTCGCTCTACAACATCGACGTCAACCCCGACAACAACGCCTTCTCCGACGCGCTCGAGAACACCGGCACCGTCGCCGGCCACTCGGTCATCCGCTACGGCAACAACGACCTCTTCTATCTTGACTTCTCGGGCGTGCGCAGCGTCCAGGCGCGGCAGGGCACGGTGGCGCCCTACGTCACCGACGCCGGCAGCCCGCTCGACTCGTTCATTCAGGACTATCTGAAGACGCTGACGCAGCAGCAGGTGCGCGACGCCCGCGCCGTCATCGAACCGCAGGACGGCCGGTTGTGGCTGGCCGTTGGCGAGCGCATCTTCGTGCTCTCCCGCTTCATCGAGGCGGGCATCAGCGGGTGGTCATACTACGCCCCCGGCTTCGAGGTCGAGGCGTTCGCCCGCGTCGGTAAGAAGCTCTACGTCCGCTCCGGCGACACGATCTACCTCTACGGCGGCGAGGATGGCAACACCTACCCGGCGGTCAACGAGCTGCCCGTCAGCGCCGGCCTTCCGTTCCTCGGCAACCTCCTCGAGTTCAAGGAGCTGGAGGGGTTCGACATCGCCTGCACCAACGAGTGGGAGATCGATGTTCTCTACGACCCCGACAACGAGGATCGCTCGTTCCCGATCGGCGTGATCGCCGGGGTGACGTACAACGAGATGCACGTCTCGGCCGCTGGCCCCGGCGCGGTGTTCGCGCCGTCGCTGACGTGTACCGCCGCCGGCGCCGCAACCCTGTCGTCCCTCGCGATGCATTACTCCAAAGTGAACCGGGTCGCCTGATTGGACAAACGGGACGCGCCCTGCTACACAGGGGACGTCCACTGCGGTCGTACATCCGGGGCTCGCCGCCCCCGGCCTACCACCTTGAACGAACCGCACAGTGGCCAAATCCAAAGACAAAGACCCGAAGGACCCTGTCGTCACCGACAAGGGTAACGGCAAGACCGTCACGAAGAACGCCAACGGCTCCAAAACCGTCACGAAAGTGAAGGAGAAGGAGAAGGGCGGCACCGTCACGGTCGACAAGAAATTCAACGCCAAGGGCAAGGTCGTCAAGAAGTCGAAATCCGTTGACGACGGCAAGGGCGGCGTCAAGGTCACGAACACCAACAAGAAGAACGACTCTGTCGTTTCCAAGGTGTTCGAGGACGGCTACCTCGTCAGCAAGGAGAGGGACCTCCCCGGCAGGGGCAACGACCAGGTCTACGACCAGTCCGCCGAAACCGCCCGGATGCTCGAGCAGCAGCGGGTGGCCAAGATCAAGTCCGGCGAGGGGCTGATCAACGACGCCTTCAAGGCGTTCGACGGCAACTACTACGACCAGTACCAGAAGGACTACGTCGGCCACTACAATCCGCAGGTCGACAGGCAGTTCACCCGCGCCCGGCAGGATCTCCGCTACAATCTCGCTCGCGCCCGCACCCAGGACTCGACGGCGGGGCAGCGCAACTTCGGCGACCTCGTGGGCGAGTACGGCAGGCAGCGCGCAACCGTCGGCTCGAACGCGCTGACGGCGACGAACACGCTGCGCGGCAACGTCGACCAGCAGAAGAACGCGCTGTACGACCAGAACATGGCCGCCGCCGACCCGACGCGCGCCGCGCAGGCCGCCGCGGGGCAGGTGGGCGCGCTCAGGACGACGCCGGCGTATAACCCGATCGGCGACCTCTTCAGCGGCGCGATCCGCGGTGGCACGGCTTACGTCGCCGGCCGGCAACAGGGGGTCTAGAATGGTATTCCCACTTCTCCCCATCATCGGCGCACTGGCTGGCACAGCCGCCAGCGCCGCCGGCTCCATGATCTCCGGGCAGGAGGACGCCGCCAACCAGATCGCGGCGATCCGCGCCCGCAACGAGGCCGTCCGGCAGGAGCTGAAGCGGCAGAACAAGTTCACCCGCAAGTCGGCTGACATCTTCACCGACAGCCTCGGCATGTACCGGCCCCAGGCGATCGCACGGCGAACCGCGGACGCGGGCCAGACGGTCGGCAACGCGGTCTCGGGCAATCTCCCGACGGACTTCGGCTCGATCGGCTCGATGCTGGCGCCGAGCGCGCTGGCGGCCGATGGCGCGATGTTCGCCAGCCGCGGCGCGGCGGAGGGGCAGCAGTTCGGCGACTCGCTCGGCTCGATCCTGACGCGCGACCAGTACCTCACAGACAACGCGCGGAAGCTCGCGCAGAAGGCGCACAAGCTCGGCCTCGTCAGCGACTTCTCGCAGGGCTCCGCTCGCGTCAGCAACATCGAGCAGGCGGTGGCCGGCCAGAACTCGCAGCAGCAGCCGTCGATCTGGGGGCCGCTCCTCCAGGCGGGCGGCACGGTGGCCGGCTATCTCGGCGGCAAGAACCAGGTTGGCATCCCCGCGGCGCAGATACCGGCATCGACGCGCCCGAACGGCACCAGCGCGAATTACGTCTGATGGCATTCGAGCTCGTCTACGCCAACCAGGGAGCAACCCGGAACCAGCCGGTTTCGGCCGACCTCGCCGCGCTGTACGAGCAGGCGGCGCGGGCGGCGGGCATCTCCGCGGTGCGCGTCTCGTCGGGCGGGCAAGATGCGAGCGGCCCCAACCGCGTGGGCTCGCACCGGCACGACCACGGCAATTCCGGCGACATCCAGTTGATCGCCAACGGTCGCGCGCTCGACTTCACCAACCCGCAGGATCTGCCGATCATCCAGAAGTTCATCAGCGCCGCGCACCAGGGCGGCGCGACCGGCATCGGCGCCGGCACCGACTACATGGGCAACAAGACCTTCCACGTCGGCTACGGCGCGCCCGCGGTGTGGGGCGCAGGCGGCTCCAGCAAGAACGCGCCGGAGTGGCTTCGCCAGGCGACGGCGGGCGAAGTGCTCACCGGCGGTGGGGGCACGCAGACGATGGTCGGCAGCGGTGGCGCCGACACGATGCAGGGTGGCGCACCCGTCAACCCCCCGGACCCGCGTCCGAACCCGCGGCGGGATACAGGCCCGAGCCCGCTGCTTGCCACGCTCGGCCCGCTGGCCGACAGCGTCGCGGCGAGCACCAACCCCTACGCGCGGCGCGAGCTGCCGCCTGGCGTCGGCGATGTCATGTCTCAGTTCGCCGCGATGGCGACCGGCGAGCAGCAAGGGCCGAACCCGCTGACGCCCCCTCCGGCGCAAGCGCCGCTGACGCCGCGCCCAGGGGCCAGCGACCCCCTCACCAAGGCGAGGGAGGCGATCGCCGCGATCGAGAGCAGGGGCAGCGGTGACTATGGCGCGCTCGGCGCGCAGACCGGCGGCGACCGCGCCTACGGCCGGTACCAGGTGATGGGCAACAACATCCCGTCGTGGAGCCAGCAGGCGCTCGGCAAGACGATGACGCCGGACCAGTTCCTCGCCGACCCGGCTTCGCAGGACGCCATCTTCAACAACATCTTCGGGGGCTATGTGGAGAAGTACGGCAATCCGCAGGACGCCGCGAGCGTGTGGTTCACCGGCCGGCCGCAGTCGAGGGGCGGCGGTGCGACGGACGTGAACGGCATGTCCGGCAACGGCTACGTCGACAAATTCAACAGGTATTATCTCTGATGGACCAGAACATGACTATCGCCGACCTCATCGCGATGTTCGCCCGAGGATCGATGGGCAACGTCGCCCCGCCTTCGGGGCCGAACGGGATGGCGTACAACAGCAATCCGATGGCCCCCGTCGACCCGAGATTCGGCGAGGAGTTCCGGATATTCACCGACCAGTTCCGCCCGATGGGCGTGGGGGACCGCACGATGGGCACCGACCAGAGGGATTCCTGGCGAGCGCCGCAGGCTCTTCCTGGGACCCCGACCTGGAGGGGGTGACACATGGCCGACACCTTTCGTAATCCCTACAGCCAGACGAGCCCGATCGGCGCCGCGCTGGCCGACCTGACGCGGGTCATGCTCTCCGGACCGTCTCGAGCCGAGAAGATCACGGCGGCCGAGAACATGCTGAAGATCAAGCGGGCCAACGAGAACCTCCTGAAGGCGCAGACGATCATCGGCACGCCCGGCTACGACCAGAACGCCTTCGCTGCGGCGGCGCTCGGCGGCGGCGTCAGCGGGGGAGACGCCGGGGACTATACCATGCTCACCCAGGACCCCAACGCGGCGTGGGACGACCAGGCGCTCAACAACGCCTACATCCGCACCGGCGGCGCGCCCACCAACACGGCCGGGGCGTTCAAGTTCGGCGAAGCCAACGATAGGACGCAGGCGGCCAACACGCTGGCCGAAACCAACCGCAACAACGTGGCCACTCTCGCGCAGGACCAGAGCCAGTTCAACGTCACGTCCGGCGAGACCGGCCGCCACAACCTGGCGACGGAAGGGGAGACGGCCCGGCAGTTCAACCAGAATCCCTACGTCGCAATCGGCGACAGCGGGATGCCGGAGGTGTTCACCAACCTCGACGCCATCGGCCGGCCCGCCAACGTGCCCGAGGCGAACATGAGGGGTGCCCTGATCAGAGATAACTTCCCCAACCTCGACGCGCTTACCCAGAGGCAGGCAGCCGTGCTGGGCGCGGAAGGCACCGGCAACCCGCCCCGCGCCAAGATGTACGTGCTGCCCAACGGCGACGTCGGCCGGACGACGGACGACAGGACCGACATGGTGACGGGGCAGCCGCTCCCGGTCGACGCTCGCCTCAGCGACATCACGGACAGTAGCGACACGTTCGAGGATTCGGAGCTGGCCAAGCGTCGCGGCGAAATCCTGCAGAAGCGCCAGGCGGTCGAGAACATCGTCCAGCAAAGCAACAACCTGCGGGGCCTGCTCTCGCAGCCGAACGCCGACGCCGCAGCCGGGTTCCTCGGCGCGGCTGCCGGCACCGTCAACGGGTGGGCGTCGCAGGCGCAGGCCGCGCTGCGGTTGGCTGGTGTCGAGGAGCCCGCCGAAGTGCGGTCCGCCGAGACGTATCTGCCGATGCTCCAGCAGCTCGGCATCCAGAACGCCGTCACCGGGTCCGCGCTGGTCGACCTCGCCTACACCTACGCGGAGGATCGTGATGGGGATGGGCAGAAGTCGGTCGATGACGTGGCGCAAGCAATGCGGACGATCGGCGCGAGCCTCGGCGACCCTGTGGCTATGCAGGCGGTGGTCCTTGAGGCGGCAAAGCGCGCGCTGAAGAACTACGCCTCCTATGAAGGCACCGTCCGCGGGATGTACGGTGATCGACTTAATGTCGGGCCGGCGCAATTCTCCCCGCTCGACGGCGCAGCACCCCCCGCGCCAGCACCGACAGCCGCCCCCATCGCTTCGGCCGTCACCATCTCGAGCGATGAGGAGTACAACGCCCTGCCCCCCGGCACCCTGTACACCGCCCCGGATGGGTCCACCCGGAGGAAGCCGTAATGGGGTGGCGTGATGACCCGATCGTAAGGGCGCCGACCGCCGCGCATGGGTGGCGGGATGACCCGATCGTCGACCCGGCCGCTACAACTCCGCTGCCCCCCGACAGCCACTTCCCGCCGGCGCAGGTGCAGGTGCCCGACCCGATGAACCCAGACTTTCCGCCGGAGGGGGTCGACCAGACGTTCATGGAGCCGCCCGCGAAGCGGCTCTCGGAGCAGGAATGGTGGCAGATGGCCGCGCAGGCGGGCCTCCGCGCCGTGGCCGACCTCGGCGGGCTGCCATACGACGGCCCCAACGCCGTCTTCATGGCCAGCCAGTGGCTGGCCAACAAGGCAGACCAGGGGTCCGCGGCCCTCGGCAGCATGATGGGCGGAGACCGCACCGTCCCTGACGTCTCCCCGGTGGGGATCGATCAGGCCCTCGGCATCACCGGCGCCAACGAGCAGCCGTTCAACCTTGGGGACGCCATCGCCGACACGGCGTCCGAAGTCGACTCCCACATCCCCGACCCGTTCGGTAACGAGCGCGTGCCTCCGATGACCCGCGAGGACATGGGCTCCTCCGGGTGGATGTACGACCCGATCCGCTTCGCCGCGGGCGCGGCGGGCGGCGGTATGGCGCTGGCCGGGCAGGCCGCCAAAGTCGCGACGCAGGGCGGCAAAGTTGCCGGGCAGGCCGCCAAAGTCGCGACGCAGGGCGGCAATTTCACCAAGAAGACGATCGGCGACCGCTTCCTGGAGCCGTACCTTACCGCGCCGAAGACCACCATCGCCCGCGACGCGGCGGCCGGCGGTGGCGCCGGCATCGGCGACAACCTCTCCCCGGATGAAGGCCCCCTCGCCTTCCTCGGCCCGCTCGCCGGCGGGCTTATGGGCTCGGCAGCGTTCGGCGTGGGCATGTCCGGCGCCAAGATGGGCATCAACGCGATCGACAACCGGATCACCGGCACCCGTTCCCTCGGCGGCGAGGACTTCACCCCGGCACAGATCCGGGAGGCGTCGCGTCGCGTTCAGGCGGCGGCGGTCGACCCGCTCACCGGCCAGCCGGGCGCGGCCGACGCGGCGGCGCAGATCGGCGAGCGCAGCGCGCAGTTCACGGAAGGCGTGATGCCCGACGCGGGGCTGCTCACCGACAACATCGGCGTCCGTAACCTCGGCTACGATCTCCGCGTCCGCAACAAGGCGCCGTTTCAGCAGAACGACCAGAACATGCGCGACGCTGCC